TGAATTCCCTTTTTGATGTACTGGTAAAAGGGCGTAAGACTTTCGAGATGAAACAACAGACTCTGACCATAGAGCCGACTGCCGCCATTGTGAAAGCGGATAAGGCTCTGACGCTTTTCATGATAAATACATTGACGGAAAACGCCCGTAAATATACGCAGCCGGGAGGAAATGTTTCTGTTTATGCGCAGGAAACGGAATCTTACGTGGAGATTTCGGTGAAAGATGACGGTCCGGGACTTTCACAGGAAGATGTGGAGCGTATTCTGAGTGAGAAAGTTTATGATTCGGGTAAAATCGGATTGCAGACCAGCGAAAATGTCAGCGAATTGCAGAAGAATAAAGGTCATGGTTTCGGTTTGATGAATTGCAAAGGCATTATTGATAAATATAAGAAGACCAATGAGATATTCCGGGTCTGCCTGTTCCGGATAGAAAGTGAATTGGGGAAAGGCAGCCGTTTCTATTTCCGTTTGCCCAAAGGAGTGCGCAAAACGTTGATGTTGGTGTTGGTCGCTTTTCTTCCTGTCCTGACAGGATGTAATGAGGGGAGAGAGAAAGACGGGAAAGCGGAACAACTCACTCTTAATGATTCCATTCAGCGATATGATAAATTATTGGCTGTTGCGAATGAATATGCATACGATGTTTACAATTGTAACATTGATGGATTATATCAACAGGCATTGTGTTATGCGGACAGTGCTCTATATTGTTTGAATAAGCATTATATTATGTATTCGGGCAGCAAAGGGCCTTTGTTGGAATTGGAAGGAGAGGGGGTAGCAGCGGATTTAGATTGGTTCAACCGGCATTTTGATACCGATTACTATGCCTTGCTGGATGTTCGCAACGAGGCAGCAGTCGCCTTTTTGGCTTTAGGTAATCTGGAGGCTTATCGTTATAACAATAATGCTTATACGGCGCTGTACAAACAGATCAGTGAGGACACTTCATTGGAGCAATATTGCCGCCAGATGCAGCTTTCTGCCAATAATAAGACGGTGGCTATCATTCTTTGTGTGGTTATTTTGTTGGTATTGCTGGTGGGATATTATATTCTGTATTTCCGCCACCGTTTGATTTATCGTTATAACTTGGAACAGGTGTTGGAAATCAACAAGCAGGTGTTTTCGGCCTCTTTGCTTGACGGAAGAGCCGACCGGGATATTGCTGCAAGTCTGGTCAATGATATGTTTGAGACGGTGAATGAGTTGCTGCCCATTGATGTGTTGGGCGTAGCGGTTTATAGTGAAGACAACCATAGCTTGAATTATGCTTTTTCACCGGTGGAGGATGAGAATGAAGAAATGCGTGAGATGATGGCTCGTAGTTTTGACGCGAAGACACCTTATTGGCGTGAGAAAGATAGGGTAAAATGTTTGCCCTTGTGGGTGGAAGCAGGTAACGAGAATCGTTGCACGGGTGTGCTGGCATTGAAAATCGCTTTGCCTGTGGAGCGTGAGGACGACCGCTTGATGTTGGAGCTTGTGGCCGGATATGTAGCCATCATTGTATATAATGCAGTGGTACTGATGGCACAGAAATATCGGGATATAGAAAGTGCGCAGGATGATGCGCGCCGAGCTATACGGGAGGAAAACCAGTTGCATGTGCAAAATTTGGTATTGGACAATTGCTTGTCAACCATTAAGCATGAGACAATCTATTATCCTAACCGGATAAAACAGATTATCGACAGGTTGAACACCCGTCAGGCTGGAGAAAACGAAGCTGTGCAAGTAGAAACGATTGGTGAGTTGATCAGTTATTATAAGGATATATTTACTTTGCTGAGTTCATGCGCCGCACGTCAGTTGGAAGAAATTACTTTCCGCAGAGGTGTTGTGAAAGCCGGCGAACTGGCCGATTATGCGGTACGGTATATAAAACGTGCTGGAAAACGTATGCCGCATCGGGTAGAACTGAGGACGGAGGTGGAACATGTTTCCGTATTGGGAGATGTCATTCAGCTGAAGTTTATGTTGGAGAATTTAATAGATGAAGCGCTATCATACGAGGTGGATGGTATTTTGGAATTGTGTATTTATAAGGATAAGGATTTTGTGCGGTTTGATTTCCGCGATACGCGTCGCGAAAAGTCGCAGGAGGAGTTGAACTTGTTGTTCTACCCGCATCTGTCTCGTATGAAGCAGGGGCAGGAAGGAGTTCTGACCGGTACGGAATACCTTATTTGTAAGCAGGTGATTCGTGACCATGATGAATTTGCCGGAAGACGCGGTTGCCGTATCAATGCGCAGCCTGCCGCTGAAGGAGGGTTCACCGTATGGTTCACCCTGCCTGCCCGTTGAATGTAGAATGTAAAAAAACAATGCATATTATGGAGAATAATAGATTTAAAGTCATCATTGTAGAGGATGTCAAACTGGAATTAAAAGGAACGGAAGAGATATTCAGACACGAAATTCCGAATGCGGAAGTCATCGGAACGGCCATGACTGAGAATGAGTTTTGGGAATTGCTGAAAGTGCAGTTGCCCGATATGGTTTTATTGGACTTGGGCTTGGGGGGATCGACTACCATCGGTGTGGAAATCTGTTCTTCTTTACGGAAGAACTATCCGGATATGAAGGTGCTGATTTTTACTGGTGAGGTATTGAACGAAAAGTTATGGGTGGATGCGCTGAATGCGGGTGCGGATGGTATAATCCTGAAGACGGGAGAGTTGCTGACTGCCACAGATGTACAGGCGGTGATGGATGGTAAGAGACTGGTTTTCAATTATCCCATTCTGGAGAAAATAGTGGCACGTTTCAAGCAGTCGGTGGCTCAGGAACAGCGCAGGCAGGAAGCTGTCATTAATTATGATATTGATGAATATGATGAGCGTTTGCTTCGCCATCTGGCCTTGGGGTATACCAAAGAAATGATTACTAATCTGAAAGGGATGCCTTTCGGGGTCAAATCCATAGAGAAGCGTCAGAATGAATTGATAAACCGTTTGTTCACATTGGATGAAAGAAGTGGTGTCAATGCCTGTCGATTGGTGACCCGTGCTTTCGAGTTGCGGATTCTTGATATTGATAATTTGGAACCGGATGAAGAGTAAATATTATTTCCCTCATACCGCTACTGTATTTTTTCTGCTGACAGTAGCTGTAGCCTTGTTCTCATGGATAGGAAGTATTTATGGGCTGGGGAAGGTGCAAAGCCTGCTCAGTCCCGAAGGAATCCGGTGGGAATTGAGGCATGCTATGGGGAATTTTGTCCAGACACCGGCATTGGGCATAGTAATGATGCTTTTTTTAGGGTTCGGCATTACGGTTCATTCCGGGGTATGGGGTACGTTGGGGAGGATAGTGAAAAGAGGAAAGCCCATTTCCCGTAAGGAAAAACGTGCGTTGATATTGGCAGGTTGTATACTGCTTGTTTATATCATAATGATTATTTGCACCACTTTTGCTCCATGGACTATGTTGCGTAGCGTGACGGGATCTCTCACGAACTCTCCGTTTCAAAAAGGGATTTATTATCTCATTTCGTTTGGTGTGGGATTGTCGGGTATGGCTTTCGGTTATGCATCGGGACGTTTTCGGGATGATAAGGATATAATAAAAGGTATGTCCTGTCTCTTTTCTCGTTTTGCCGATTACTTTGTGGCGCTTTTTTTTATAGTTCAGTTCTTTTCTTCATTGATGTATACGAATTTGGTGGAATGGGTTGGAATAGATTCATATATAGTGTCTTACGCTTTCCATATTTGTTGCTATTTACCTTTTGCTTGGATGCTGAATAAAAAAAAAAATAGATTGTTAATGCAAAAAAGTTGCGGATTCTTTTGGTAATTTCAATAAAAACCGTACCTTTGCACTCGCAATTAAGGATGGTTCCGTAGCTCAGCTGGATAGAGCAACGCCCTTCTAAGGCGTGGGTCTTGCGTTCGAATCGCAACGGAATCACTTACAAAACACAACTGATAACACAATATAAATTGTTGATTTTCAGTTGTGTTTTTGCTTTTTATAAGCAAGATGTCTTTCATATACGCTTTTAAAAAAAAGTGACAGAAAACCCACTGGTGAGCTATAAGGTTTGTCGCTAGGGTTTGTCGCTGGAATTTTAAAAGTATCAAATTATGGCTACCTTAAACTTAAAAATCCTCCCGAACAGACGTAAATTGTCGGGTAAACTTGGAATTTATGTATCTTTAACTTTTAAGAAGGAAGTTCGGTATATCTCTACCGAATTCGAGGTTGATGATGAATACCAGTTTGAAAACGGAAAGGTGTGTTACCGCAAGGATGCGGCAATCATGAACAAAAGAATACAGTATGTGCTGGGTATATACCGGGAACGGATGGAAGGTCTCAATCTGAATAGGTTTTCCAACTGTGCACAGTTGAAAGAAGTGTTGATGAAGGATGGGGAGGAAGCTGAGGTGATAACGGTGCGGCAGCTCTTTGAAAGAAGAATAGAGCGTCTTGAAAAAGAAAAGAGAATCTCATACGCGGAAATGAACCGCTATACCTGCAAGGTTATCGTGTCTCTCATTGGTGATATACCTATAGATTACCTGACAAAACGTGATATCCGGGAAACGCTCTTCAAGGGGATGCAGCGCAGAGGATATGCGAAGGGGAATATACAGATGCGCATGACCCATTTCAAGGCTGCTATCAATGAAGCTATAGACGAAGGGTTGGTGAAGTATGACGAACACCCGTTCAAGGGATTTACCATGCCGCAATCTGAACCCAAGCTGATGGACATAACCGTCACGCAGTTCCAGCGTATTCGGGACATGGTAACATCTGACAGCAAACTCATACTGGCGCGTGACCTATTCCTCCTGTCGTTCTACTTGGGTGGGATCAACCTTGCAGACCTTGTTGAGACGGATTTGTCAAGCAAGACAATGACATACGTCCGAAAAAAGAGTGCAGAACACAAGACGGGAGAAAGAACTACATCTTTGACCATACCCGATGAGGCGAAAACAATCATCAATAAATACATTCTGGGAAACAGGTTGAACTTATCGTTTTGTAACGGGTACAAGAATCTGCAACGTTATGTCAACAAATGTTTCGCAGCCTTGGCACAACATATAGGCATTCAAACTTCATTCTCTTACTATGCCGGCAGAAAAACATTCGCACAGTTCGCTTTTATGATAGGAATAAGGACAGAGGTGGTGGAGTATTGTATAGGGCAGTCTGTGAAAAAGAACAGACCTATTTACAATTATGTGCGAGTGATGCAGAAACAGGCTGATGCAGCAGTGCGGAAAGTAATACAATATACTGTAGATCCGGAAAGCTTTGAAACTGAGAACATCCCTTAGAGGATGCCGTCCCACTACTTTGCACACAAACGCAATCATGGAGTGTAAAAACAAGTGTATCAAAATTCAGTTTTTGAAAATATGAACTTATAATCTGAAATTTGAGCATCTTAAAAGACTAAAAAAGGGTCATATCATTACTCAATACAGAGCTTGATATGACCCTTTTAAGTGTTATAATTACTATCTATAACTTTGGGAAACTGTCATTTTTTTGTTTTGACACATTCATCTCCTATAGTGTTTTTTTAGTTGTTTTCTTCTGAGAAATTCTCTTTTGAGAACTCAATAAAATTTATAGTAGGAAGTATTGCTGGTTCCAATCCTGAGTTCAGACATATGAAAGAAACATAACTTCTCAAATAAGGATATGCAATAGCTGGTGCGTTTATTTTGGTAAAATGTGATGTTAGAAAATCCATGTTGATATCCTCAGATGTTTTAAATATAGCTGCGTACTCAATCTTCAATTTAAATGCTGCAGTATTATAAACATCCATTTTAAAATAAATGACAAATCGTTGTGGTTCTCCTTCAATTGTTCGTATCTCATATCTGAGATTGAATTTTCTAAGAGTCTTCTTGCTTGAGTTAGTTACTCTGCGAAGGTCCAACTTGTCTGCAATTGTTTTTTCTAATGTAATTTCCATTGTCAAGCTGCAATACAATATATATTTTCGTTTCTAGTGAAATTAGATGAATCATTCTTTAGGTATTCTCCAACTTCTTTGCTTGTAAATTCCTTTACTTTCTTCGGACTAGTACTAGTTACATTATTTAATTCTATTCCAAAATTTCTACAATCATTTAATATTGATTCAGGAGTTGCTTCATGGATAAATTCTTCCATAAGCTCTATTACTGATTTTTTCATATCTGTCATGAGATAACTCCCTCCCTGAGTACTTTTATATTATTATCAATTAAATTTTCCTTATAAACGGACATTATAGTACAATTCGGTATAAATGATTCTATATTTTGGCGTCTATTTTTACCGAATTTGATGTATACATTATGTATAACAATGTCTATGTCAAATTTGTTTTTCATATATTCCCAAATTCTATAATCATTCATTTTGTATCCCTTACTAGAACACATTTTTTCAAGAATTTTCCTAACCTCGTTTACTTTTATTAAATTTTCTTCCGACCTCAAGTCAAGAATCCTTTCTTCGTTACTATGTACAAAAGCTTCAATAACTGCATATTCTTTGTATTTGAATGTTTTGTTGGTCTTATCATACGCTTGATCTTTTGCCCATTGTTCAGCCAGAAAGTCTATGCTGTTTTCATTTATTCCTTGAATGAAAAAATATACACCTTCCCCACACCAATGGTGAAGCCCTTTGCTGGAATAAAAACCATTCTTTTTAATACTTGGGACATTATCTTTATTTGTTCCATGGTTACCTATAATAAGCATATCACCTGCACATACATTTCTTTCGTACTTTCTTTTGAATCACAATGTGATTTGCAAAGGAAACGTTTTTTATTGATTATACATAGAAAAAATTTAAATAATTGCTCAATTTAGTCTTTATTTAAATTTTATTAGTTGTTATAGCTTGGTGTTTTCTTGATTTATACAGTAATACCATAGGGAAACTGGATTAAAAAATTATATTGTTTTATTAGGAATTTTAAACATAAACGGTTGCTGTCATCACTGGTAGCAACCGTTTCAAATAATTAGAATAACAACTTAAAAATAGCGTCTATTATAATCTCTCTATCCTTATTTTCTTTTTATTCTGATGGCAATGACCTTTGCTGTTTTATTCTTGCAGTACTGGCAGCAGAATCGCTGTGCGCATGTTTCGCAATTGCGGCACATATCCAGTAGATATTGTTTTTCTTGTTTGAGTACATCAACCTTGTATTGCAGGTCGGAAATGACATTTTTTATAGTTTCTTCCATAATAAAAATGGTATTAGAATGAGATTTGTATTTTGTAGAAGAAACAACTTCGGATTCGTTATTGTTTAACCGTAATTGACATTTCTCTTTTCTTCAATTTGTTTTTCAAGGAATTTAACTTTCTCTTTTAATAGTGATATAGTATCGTGCTGGTCGTCTATTACCTTTTTATACCAAGCTTCATCAAAATCATTTGCTTTAATAGAATCGCTAGTCTCGTTTAACATCATGGAACCTGTGCCACGAAGTAACCATTCTGCGGACAAGTCCGGATAATAGAGAAGAAGTTCCTTTGCTCTATCTACGGTAATACTCTTTGCTTTCGTGAAGGCACCATTTCCCCAACCAAGTTCTCTCTCTGCTGATGTAGGAGAAACCCCTTTGTAATTTAGGTATTCTTGAATTCTCTCTTTTACTGTCATAGCTATATT